AAATCATCTAAAACTTGCAAGAAATTTTTTTGAGTTGCAACATCAGGATTTTCTACAAAACTAACAGAGCAAGTAATCATACCTACCATTTTTAAATCCGTAGTTATAGTTGGTGCTTCTTTTAGTATCATATTTTTAAATAATCCAAAGGTAGGGATTTGCAAAACACCACTTGTTATTTCACTACCTAATTTTAAAAATTTTCTCGCATTGTATGAGGCTAGTTGTCCCATAAAAAATATATCTACAGATATTTCTGTTGGTAAATTAACCAAACTAACTACTTTTCTATTTCTAGTCAAATTAGGTGTAGATGAATATTGGTTTAAAATTCCACTTGTAATTGCTTCTTTTTTTACATAAAAATTAACATTTTTAAACTTAGCAGGTAATAAATCCCTATATATCATTATTGTTGCACTCCAAGTTTTAAACCACTTTGCTTAACCACACTAGCTTCTGCTTTAGAATTATTATTAGCTTCAACTTTAACATTAATCTCGCCTGTAGGGATAGTATTAGCCCCCATTGATTTACTAAGATTAAACAATTTATTTAATGTTCCTTCTGTATCATCATTGCTACTTGCTTTTTTATCTTCTTTTTTATCTTTATTTACAATAGACATAATTTTCTTATAACCTTGATATAATAAATAAATAGCTCCTGCAACCGCTACAATTGTAGCTATTATAGGTAATAAAGATATATTTAAAGCACCCATTGACAAAGTTAAAATTCCATTAAAGATAGACCAAGCTTTTAACACGCCATTTAATATTAAAATTCTACTTGTATACAACAAAATAATTCCATTTAAAGCACTCAAAATCACCTTAAGACCAATACTCATAAACATAATAGTCCTTATTGCAATTGATACACCAAGCAATGAAGTTCCTAAAATTAACAAATTACCAATAAGAGATTTTAACATTGGAGATGATTGGTTAAATTTATTCAATAATTGTGTTAAAAAATTTAAAGATTGCTCTAATTTTCCAGTTAACCCTCCTTCACCTAAAGCAAACACAACACCATCTAAAGCACTTCTAAATCTTTCGAAAGCACCAACTAAGCCATTCATCATAGCTTGTTGTGCCTTGTTTGCACTTCCGCTTGAATTTTTAATTATATTATATTTTTCATCAACTTTATTTAAATTATTGATTAAGACAAGAGCCGTTTTAGCGTGTTCCATACCAAACAATTGTGTAGATGTAGCTAAATCTAAGTTTTTTGAAGCTAATAATTCTAATTTTTTTTCAAAAGGTAATTTAATGAATTTTTCTTGGTCTATATTAACACTAGCTAAAGCTTTCCTCACTTCTCCTGTCCTACTACTTAATCTCATCATAGTAGCTCCTAATCCAGTAGATGCAATAGAAGATTCTAATGAATTATCTCGTAATACACCATACATAGCGGTCATTCTCTCTAATTCAACCCCAGCAATTTTAGATACTGCACCAGTTTTAGAGACTAATTCATTAAAATCTAATATTGTCATATTAGAAATATTAGCACCTTTTGAAAACACATCAGCTAATCTTGAAGCATCTTTTACTTGCAATCCATAAGCATTTATTGAGTTTGCCATCAACGAAGCAGATTCTTCTAATGTTATACCACCAGCCGAAGCCATATTTAAAGCATTAGCTAATAAGTTAGTAGTATCTTCTACAGAAAAACCAGCTCTTGCAAATACAACACCAAGCTCTGCAACTTGTGTAGTTGTATATTGAGTTGAAGCTCCTAATTCAATAGCTCTGTTTCTAAAAGCTTTTAATTCTTCTTGAGATTTACCAGAAACCGCACTTACTATATTCATTTGCTTTTCAAAATCATATAATCTTTTAGTTGCAATGGTTAAAGCGATACCACTTCTTAAACCTATAGATTGCATAGAGTCTGCGGTAGTTTTTAAAGATTTGTTCATATTATCAATATTAGTTTTAAACTCACTAATATTAGCTGTGGCTCCTAATTGTTTTAAAGAATTTTCAATTTTCTTTATACTTTTAGAAGCTTCATCTATGACTTTAATCTTATATAAGATTTCTTCGTTCATTTTCTACCATTTTATTGTATACTTCGCAATATTCTAAAATATCATCAATAGATAAGTTATTCCAATCACATAACGAAGTTTTAAAATATTTACTTAAATTAGCAGTTATATAATGCCAATCCTTAATTAAACTAACTGCTTTGCTGTAAAATTTATAAAATAATACCCTAAAATAACATAGATATCAATAATGTCAATTGTATCTATGAATTTATCATTAGTCGCTAAATCGCTGTCTTCTTTATAATATAAACAACCATTTTTAAGCATTAATTTTAAAATTAATTCGCATTTTTCAATATCTAAAAATGAAAATAAACTAAATCCAATAGCTTTATACTCTGTAATTTCTTCTTGCAAAGATTTAGTCTTTACTGCTTTTATAACATCATCGTTGTTTTTAGATGTATTTATATTAGAAAGCATTTTTAAAGCTATATCATTCATAAAAATAGCTAAAGCTCTCTGCACTTTTGCTATATTAAATTTTTCCTCATTAAAAACAATTGTTATCGCCTCATCTTCATTATTACCATCTTTTGCATAGTATTTAAAAGAATTTTTTAATTTATATTCCATCTTGACCGCCTTCAAACATTATTTTAATAGTTCCTTCGTGTTTTCTTTCTTCTGTATTTTCTCCAGTGTAGTGCATTTGTTTCAAAACTTTATCTGCACCAATTTCTATTTCACAACCAATTGCTTGGTTAAATTTGTTAATCCAAATTTCCCTTAGCTCTTGATTTTCTAAAGTGTTGTTTAATTCAAATTCTATTTTTGAAAAATTAGTGCTATCATCTACAGATAAATCTTTATTAGTAGCTCCACCACCAGCCGAAGCCGTCTGTATGCTACCTTTAGACTTACCACCACTATAGCTTAAAGTATTGCTTTTATATGCAATTCTTGTTCCATCTATAGTTAATATATCATTACTTAATATTCTTGCCATTATCTATTTCTCCTATATTTTCACTATTAATTTACCAACAATGCTTCTTAAAGCTTGGACTGGATAAATATAGTATTGTAATTGTATTAATTGATTTTGTTTATCAAAGTTGACAAATAAGTTTTTTTTGAAATTTAATTCATCTTCAACAATTCCTAAAACTATTAAATCTTGATAAACACTTAATAAACCAGTCTTTACACTTTCAACAGAAAGTTGCCCTCTGTTGCTAATAGCTTTACCACCTGTTGCTAGAGTAGATTGTTTTGTTTTTGCTTTAATTTTATTAAAAAATAACTCTCTTACATTTAAAGCAATATCTACATTGTTTAAAATTTTATAGGTATTATCATCATTCCCAGCTTCATCAATCTTGTAGCTTGTAAAACATCATTAATTAATACATTATAACCGCTTAAGTCATAATCAATTAATGTTAACCTTTTTGCTTCAAAATCTAGTGTGTCTTGCATACTATAAACTTCACCATTTAATTCAATATATTTATTTAAATTAGTATTATGATAAGGAATTGAGCTCATATTTATACCACCTACATTATTAGATACACCAGCCGATGCATCTACTAATTGAGTTAAATTAGCACCATCTGTGAATCTTAAAGACCTTAAAGCACCAAATATAACAGAATGTGAATCATAGTTTTCTTTTGTTTTAGAAGAAATTGATTGCACCATACATTGATTATTGTCAATTAAATCAGTATCAACTTCACCTTCGTTTTGATAATGTTTTATTCCGATTCCATCTAATAATACATAATCATTATTAAATCTTGCTTTCATAAAATCAGCTAATTTTTTACCATTAAAAACATTAGATAATATAATATTCTGGTATCTATCATCAGTTATTAAATCTAAATCATAGTCTCCAACAAAACTTCCACCTGTAAAATTACCAAAAGTTAATAAGGTAGTATTTGCATCAAAATATATATTATTACCTAAATCACCAATTAATAAATCATTTAAAGTAATTGTTAAAGTAATAAAATCCACTGAAATATCTACACTATCAACATATTTATTAGCAATTAAAGAAGTAGAAATTAGACCGCTTATAGCTTCAATAGAAGAATTAGCAGGTATTGAAATCAAATTAGTTGTATCTAATAGGAAGATTTCAATAGATGTAGCCGAAACTACACCGCTATTAATTGTTATTGTAGCTGTTGCATTAGTTGGTGTTCCTGTTGCTACAACTCCAATATATGATAATTTAGTGAATTTATTTAACTCTCTAAATTTCAATAGCATATTCTTTAAATGGCTATCAGGAAGCAAATTTATATCAACATCTTTTTTGTATTCGGCTACAGAATACGGCATTATTAATAATGCCTTTTGCTCACTTAATCCAACATCACTTTCTGTGCCTAGTGATAGACTTAATTTAGGTGTATTAACTACCATTATATAATGACTCCTTGTTTAATAGTTATATCGTTTACTATAAATTCTAAATCTTCCATATAATCATTATTTGATATAGAAGAAATAAATTCAAAATCTATCTTATAAAGCAAAAAAGCATCATTGCTTTTATATAAAAAATCTTCTTTATAAGATATGCAACTCTCTACATTAGATGGTATAAAACCTCCTGTTGTTTTAATGACAGCAGGAATAATAACATCTAAAGATTGCAATATTGCTTTATTGCTAATTCTATTATTTAAAGTAGTATACAATACTTTTTCAATTTTTACAAGTAAATAAAAGTTATGAACTCTACTTATGTTTAATTCATTGCCTTTGTTGTTTTCTGCGACAGCTATAGATTGCGTATTATTTGATTTAGATCCAATATTATTGCTAGGTATTATATATATTGAATTATTACTACCTACTTGGTCTTTAAAGCTTTCAATTTTTTCTTCATCTTCCACAAAAAATATATTTGCAATGCCTAAGACTTGATAAATGCTATAATTAATAACATCTAAACCATCTAATGGTTGCATAGTAGATAATAAAATTTCATTATTATTATTGCTTTCAACTTTAAAGTTATTGCTATATAAAGATTTATCTACATAGTAGATATTGCTAATATCTACATATTTATTTATTAATTCTCCAATAAATAATTTGTTATCTGTGTATTCAAAATCTTTTACTTCTAAAAAATCACCATTATTAAACTTAATCAAAAGCAATCTATATTTTAAATCTACATCATCAGTTATATTGATAACTAAACCTTCTAAATTAAAATTAAGCTTATATTTAAATAAAATTGTTAAATATGTATCTATAGAATTTAAATCTTCATTTAAAGTAATTTTAATATTGTTTGTATCTATAATTTCAAAAACTTCATTTGCATTGTATTTTTTTGCAAATTCTGTAGTATTAAAATTTAATCTATTACATAAATTACTTGTTAATTCTTGATAAATCATTTCTAAAGTTATCCTTGTTTTTATTGATAGATTTTAAAACGCCTTCTCTTTTTGCAATGTTTTTAGTGCCAAATTCTAAATAAGCACCATAACCGCTTGTATCAGCTATTAGCAATTCATTTTTAGCAACTCGCATTTGCAATGAATTACCTAATCTACCTGTTATTCTAGCTGGTGTTTCATTAGGTGCAGAGGCTCTATGGTCTCCATAAAGCTTACCTGTTTTATTTCCACTTGCATATTCTTTTAAAAAATTATCTTTAATTTGATATCCAAAATAATTTAATTTACCATTAACATTAAATTTTTTTTCTTTAAATTTACAACTAAAAGTAATTTCTACACTCATCTTTGCTCTCTAATTTTGCAATGCAATTGCAACTCAATATTTAATTCATTTGTATTTATTAATTTAATAATTTCAAATATCTTATTATCTAATTCTAACCACTTTTTAGCATCCAATTCTTTAACAAAATTAACTACAATAATATGTGTAATCTCATTATTATAGGTAGAATTATTAAATTCCTTGTAATATGGAGATTTATTTTTAATAAACCCCCATATATTGCCTATTTTAATAGGCAAATTAACATTTTCATTGCTATTAATATCTCTACTTACTTTGTCTTCATAAATATTAAATAATAGCTTTCTCTCTGTTATTGGTTGGTTTTTTTTGCATTTCTTTTGACAATTCATTTTTTTTAACTACATAAATTATTTTAGTTTTTTTTTTATCATTAATTGCCATACAAAATATGCTAAGCATAATATAATATTTAATATAAATAACCAAGTAAAATCTCTTTCAAAAGATTTACCTACATTGTTGCATAACAACACTGCTATTTCTACAACAATAGTAAACATTACATAGGCATTAGACCAAGCTAATATTACTGCTTTTGCTTTCTTATTAATTGTGCCGTTAATATCTCCATCACCACCAATCATACCTTTTAAACAATACATTAAAAGCAATGTGCTACATAATATTTCTAAGGTATTTACAATGTCCAATAATTCTCCTGCGTTGTAAAAAGCAAAAGAAATATAGAAAGACAT